TGTGGGTGCGGGATTTGATCCCTCACAATCTTCATGTTCGAATCTTAAACCTAAAACTTTTTCTTGGACTACCGAACCAGTAGATAATCAGGTTTTAATCGACAATGCAATTCTCTACGCTAACAAAATAGATAGATTAGATAGTCAAAAATCATACGGTTGGGTTTGTGAATCTTCTGCTATTGTTCCTCAATTGATTGACGCACTCAAAGACTTTCATGAGGTAATTGTTGAAGAAGGTGAACTAGAAGCAATTTTTACAAACGACAAGACTTTGTTGGAGTTGAGTGATGTATTTGTTTATTGCTCAACAGGAAGCAATATTCCTTGGATTCCAGAGGAGTCTTGGGGTATGCATGAGAAGTTAAAACTCTGCTCTATGGTTGCCTCTCCAAAGGTGATGTGTGAGGGGCATCAATATCGTCAAGAAATTGCATGTAAATTTAAAGAGTCAATTGATCTCGTTGGTGGTGCATGTGACTCGGAGAGAATTGGTATTTCTTCTAACTTAAATCAAACATGGAACGACAAGAGATCGGCGATTGTTCCTTATATGTTTTCGATAGTTATGGAAAATGTATCTTCTCCTTATTATTTCACAGAAAAATTAACTGATTGTTTTGTGACAGGGACTATTCCCGTTTACTGGGGTGCAACTGATTTGGGAGAGTTTGATGAAAGAGGTATCATTAAACTGACTGATGATTTTGATATTGGTCAGTTGTCTCCTGAGTTATATCAGGACATGCTTCCTTATGCAGAAAAAAATTACGATGTGATGAAATCTTTAGAAATGGCTGATGATGAACTTGCAAACAAAATCTTATAAGCCCATAGTTAAAAACGGGGAATATCTTTTTAGAGATTCTTTTGAGTTTGACTTTCCTGTTGAAATTCATTTTTCTCGTATGGAAGATTTTACAAATGCAGATGCATTTAAGGTTCTCGTTCTGTCCAGCGAGTCAATGATGTCCCCAAATAGATCTACTGTGCATGATGTAATAAACAATCACAAGAGATATGATTTAATTCTTTCAGCAGATGATGAAATTAATGTTTTTTGTGAGAATGCACATTTGTTTCCATATGGAAGCACATGGTTAAATCGAGGTGCTATTAATCATCCAGATGGTCTTGGTTGTTATAAGCCTTCTCCTATCTTCGAAAGAGAACAAAAAACTTTTGATGTCAGTTTTCTGGCTTCTTGGTATAACATTGATCGACCTGGATACAACTTAAGACAGCAGGTGTGGGCAAGGAAAGATGAAATCGAAATACCAACTAACTTCTACACAAGCACAAAGTGTTTTTCGGATTCTCCAAACCCTCTTCCGGGGGGAGAAAAGGAATCTCTCT